CGGGATGAACTCGTAACCCCCGTAGTTCGACAGGTTGTTGAAGGTCGCGCACGCAGCGGTCGTGCGCGCGCAGCCTGGATAGACGGAGATCGGCGTCCCGTTCGGAAGGTTGCCGACGAACGACAGCAGCACAAGCGTATCGCCCGTGTGGCTCTCGATGGCTCTCCGGCGCATCACCACGCAGTCTGTCGTCTGCGTGCAGACCCACTCGACGAAACCGCCCGTGAAGTATCCATCCGGTTGCGTGGCGAGTGCTGATGCACGCACGCTTACCGGGCCGGTGGAATCGACCGTGGTGTTGAAAGCGTAGTCCTCCTTGCGCACACGACACTGGTTGTCGTAGAGCGCGTGAGGACAGTTCTTGGTCCACGTCAGCCGCAGCCCCGCGCGACGGAACGACGCCGACAGCGACCGGCACTTGATCTTCGCGCCAGACCGCCCTTCTCGCTGCACGCTCGCAATGGTCCCGACCCACACGACCGGGGCATCAGTCAGTCCAGCCTGCCAGCGGCGCATCCGGACGATCACCATGCTGTTCGGCGGAGACACGCCGAACATCCGGACGACCGCGAGATCGGACGGGCACGTGATCGTGACCTCGTTCGCGTTCTCGTTGCCGCTCTGGTTCACGCCGTCATCGCTGATCGCCAGCGGCGCGTAGGCGTCCGACGCGCCGATCTCGAAAGTGTCGAAGTCAAACCCGTAGGGGTCGAACGCGCCGCGCGGCTGATTGTTGTCGGCCAGGACAACGTTCGGAGACGCTGCGTAACGCCAGTAGGTGTCCCCGAACTGAAACTCGTATAGCGCAACCGGCTGCGCCTTCTCGTTCGAACGTTCGTAGAGGTCGTAAGACACGGGCCTGCTCCTACGCGCTGAACGCTGCTTCTTCGCGACGGATCACGGGCGCTTCACGGATCATCGCGGACACGGTGGAAACCCCTTCCGAGTCGGTTTCGTGGGTGATCTCGATCCCGTCTTGGTCGAGCCGCGCCACGGACATGAACGACACTCGCAACACCGCTGCGGGTGTGATGGTGGTGCCGAACGGCGCGTCGATGGTGATCGCCTCGATATCCGTGTTGCCCGCCATTCCTCCGATGATGCGACGGAAGTATCGCGTGCCGTCTCGCATCTGGACCATGATCGCGTCGCGGGTGGCGTTCGTGTCGGCCAGAGCCGCGTAGCGAACGACGATCTCGGTCGCGCTGCCGGTCACGGTCTCGACAAGTTGCAGGTCGTTCGCAAAGGTCGGAAGCCAGAATGAGGTTGATCGACCCTTGACCGCATCGAGAAACCGGCTGAACGCCGCGTGCGCGGCACGGCCCCGAAGGAACCACGAATAGCGCCACGCTGGCAGCACACGACCAGCGGTATCGACGCGGTAAACAGGCCCTACCTGAGCGTCGATGGTCTCGATGAAAGACTCGTAGTCCATTGGCGACGCCTCTCGGTAGTCCGGAGGGACGACCAAGACCGTGCGGCCTTCGAAAACGGCTTGCCCGTCAGGAAGGGTGTTCACCCATCCATTACGCGTGTTGGCGTCGAGCCAAGACGCAAGAGCGGCCATGCGCGCCCGAATGGCTGCTTTCGTCACGAGACCGGCAGGAAGGGCCGCGAACCTGTCGTGCATGACTTGGAGCATACCCGACAGCGCAGCGTGTTCCCGCGAGGACCACAGCCGCCGAGCGGGATCGACGCTCCACGTTCCCGCCATCACGCCGGTCGTGCGACGCAGCGACTCAAGATAGCCCCATGCCTTCGTGATGACGGAGTTGCACACCGCGTCATGGGTGGTCGGGAATGTCGCCTTTATCAGCGTGGCCGCTGCCAGGGCTTCGGAGGCCACACAGGGGTCGTCCGCATCCGAGATAGGGCCGGACACCGCCGGATCGGGAACCCGCCTGGGCGGGCTTCCCAGGCCATCCCAGGCAGTATTCAGCCACGTCAGCCAATCTACGGATATCACGGCACCGACTTCGCGGACGGTGGCGTAGTTATTCGACGCCGCAAGCCACGCGGTATAGGCGGCCGACAAGACGGCCGACGACTGGTGACGAACCAGATCGGCATCAGGGCGTTCCGGATCGCTGTAGGTCCACGAGAAAGGCGTGGGCACCCCGGCCTCCGTGGTCTCCGGGAAGTTCAGCACGAGGCTGTTCGCCATCGGGCCTCGCGGACCACCACGGGCGACGTGTTCATCCTGCGCGCGCTGCAAGAACCGCAGCCCTTGCTCGTTCAATAGGGCGATCCGCGCCTTAGTGACGGCTGCACTCGTCAGATGGGACATGGTGTAGGCGAGCGCGTTGGAGCCGTTCAGCACCGAAAGCCTGGACGACACCATCACGGATTGCGTCCCGTAGAAGGCCGCGACGGCCGAGTCCAACGATGTAACGCGGGCGCGCTGCCACGCGGCTTGGCATTGATCCCCGACGAAAAGGCGACCGCTGGGGCGGTCGATACGCGCCGTGGTCGCATTGAAACTCACGCGATTCTGCATGGCCCCAGGGCTGTAGGGGACGGGCGCACCGCGCAGCGCCGCCGTGAGATTGGACGTGACCCACGAGGCGCTGGAACCACCAACCAGCCGCATCGAGCGGATGCGAATCTCGTAGGACGCGGCGGAACGGACTTCCACGCCGAACGCGCGCACGCGCTGCCCGGCAGGCATGGTCGCGCCCCACACCGGGTTGCCGTTGCTGTCCACCGAAAGTTTCCGGAAGTCGCCCACCGGGACGAGAAGGTTGACCACCGACCCAGGTCCGGTGCCCGCGACGAAGGCGGTGTATGGCGCTACGTTGACATACCAGCGCGCTGTCTCGTCATCGAGGTCAGACGACGAGAGAAACACGAGCACCTGATCCGGTTCGCTCGGCTTGATGCTGCACGACATGGCAACGTGAAGGAAGTGGTCGGCGTCTTGATACGCGGTGGCGAGACGAACCTTGTCGTAGAACAGGCGACCGTAACGGACGCGCGCGCGATTCGGCGCGGCTGGAACGACCGCGAACACGTCTCCGTTCGTGTCGCGACGCCAGAACGCATGGCCCCGCCACGACTGCTTGAGGCCTGCGCCGACCGGCACCTTTGCAGAAGGGTGATCGGCACCGCAGAAGAACCCGTCCGGCGGCACCACAGGTTCGCCAGGGCGCTGTGCGATGACCTGACGCCCATCGTTCTGCCGATTGATCTTCTCAATGGTGAGATAGGCGCTCTCGCGCCACTGTGTCCAGAACGTCGCTGCGCCCGGCCGAGGGTCGCCCGTGATCAGTTCCTCGAGCATCTCTAGCAACGCCTGGAAGGAACCAGGATCGCACACGACACTACCCACAGAGAGCGCACGGGCCAGAGGGACCGGGGCGTGCGCCTTGGAGATCGGAGTGAACGAACCGTCGCGGTAGGCGTAGTTCACCATCCACGTCTGGCCGTTCAGAACGCCGCCCGGCAGCGGACTCAGAACGGTGTTGTCTCCTCGCGTTGACCACGACGAGATACGCAGATCAGCGCGCGTCGTCCCGATCATCGCCGCACCGTTCGGGTCATCGCTGACTCGAATCGCGTTGACCGGATGGATCGAGAATACGCGCGTGACATAGCGGCCTCGGAGACCGCCGGGAATGGTGATCGCGTTGTTGACGACCGGAAGCGCCACGTCGAAAGCGATCCGTTCGGACGGAAGATCGCCTTTGGCCGCGAAACCGATGTTGTGGGCGATGGTGATATCGGCGTCGCTCGTCGGAGTCTGGCGGAGGATCGGGCCGATCATGGCGTCGGCCATTTCCAGGGCGCGGTTCAGCAGAACGTCTGCCGTCGCCACATCGCCGTTCGCGCGCAGCACGGCGCTGTTGGACAGCATGAACCGGACCATCCACATGTGCCAACGCGCGCTTCCATAGGCAGCCAGCCCTGAGAACTCGTCGGCTGCGAGGCCGTCGCGCACCATCGGCCCATCGACGATTCCCGGCCCGGCATCGAGGAACCGTTCTCCTACGCCGAGGAACTGGACCGTGGCGGTCCACGTCTCGTCGGTCAGCCGTTGGACAGAAGGGCTTTCCGCCATGTGCATTTCCACAGCGGGGTAGAAGCGCGCGTTGATGGAGTGCGTGGATTGCAGCGGATCGCGCAAGACGATCTCGCCGTTCGACGCCGACAGGACATAGACCTCCTCTGCTGTCAGCGTGGACGGTTCAAGGATGACACCGCGAACCGGAACACCGCCGTCGAAGTGGTCCGTGTTCTGCACGACCACCGTGCGCGCACCCGTGGCGGCGACTTCGGTCAGACGGCGGCCGTCATACCACACCGGCATGAGCCACGTCGAAGCCGCGTGGCGCATCATCGCGTTGTCGAACACCGCGCGCATCTTGCGCGTCAGGACCAGTGAGAACTCGTAGGTGCGGCGCGGAACCCGGCGCAGCGCGCGGCGCTGCTCGGCCGCGACCGGATTGCGGATCACGTCGGTTCGCCACTCGCGGCGATCCGTGAAGCGGTTTCGCCAGTTTGGCGGGAAGGGCCAGATCGGAGGGTTGTTCGCGAACGGACTCACCGCAAAAGTTCCTTCACGGTCGGAGCGTTGGTGCGGATGAAGTTCAGCATGACACGCTCGCCAGACGGACCAGCCATCACGTTCGCGACCTCGTTCGGATCGAGGACCAGCACGTTGCGGATCGGCGTCGAGCCGGTGCTTTCGCCGCCTGCGCCACGGGTGCCGCCGTTCAGGATGTGACGAGGATCGTCGCGCGTCAAAACCTCCTCGCCGCGTTGCAGGATGGCAGCCTGTTCGTTTGGCGCGAGACCGACGATGCCGCCCTTGTGGTAGGTTGGCGCACCGACGAACCAACTCGCATCGGCATCGCGGCGACGACCGACAGACCCTACGATGCCGCCGCTGTGAGCAACGCCGACAGACGCCCCTATGCCGATAGACCGGAGAAGCGCCTGGGCGGCAGCGAGCGCGTAGGTCTGGATGATCGCCTGCGCGATGGAACGGAGGAACATCGAGAAGAAGTCCAACACCGCGCGACCGACCGACCGGAACACATCGCGCATCGACCCGATGCCTGCGATCAGGTTCCCGACCGACTGCGCCACGGTATCGAGCGCCTGGCCGAGACCCTTCACGAAAGAGTCTTGGATGGCGGCGCGCAGACGCGCGGTGTCCTCGGAAACATAGACTACCTGCGCGCGCATAAGCTGGATGCGCGCGGTGATCTCCTGAAACGCTGCGTCGCCCAGGTTGCCGGTCGTGCGAAGCGTCTGCGCGAGGGCTTCGAGTTCTTCGATCTGCCGCGTGATGGATTGGTTCGTGGACTCGAACGCGACGCGGCGACGCTGCTCTGCTTCCCACGCGGTGATCAGTCCGGCCTGTTCAAGAGCGTTGATCGCCTGAACGAGATCGCGACGTTCTTGCAGAGCCGTGTTTGTCTGCTGCAACTGTGCGCGCAGAAGCAAACCCCCGGCCGTCTGCCCGACAGGCGCGTTGGCTTCGCGGTTAGCGCGCGTCTCAAGCGCCGCAAGAGCGGAGTCCCGCAGCCCGTCGCGGCCCTGGTTCTGCTCCCGGAAGCGACGCGCCTCCTCGGCCAAGGCTCGAAGCCGCTCTTGTGTCGCCGCGAGCGCCGCCTGCATGGCGATGAAGCCCTCGGTAGGCGTCACCGTTCCGGCGGTGATATCGTCCTGCGTCTGACGAATGATGTCGTTGCGCTGTGACAGGAGGTTTCGCAAATCCTCCTGCAAATCGCGAAGGTCTCGACGAGCATCGCTTGCTGCCGCTCGGGCCGCCGACGCACGGGCTTCGTCGATGCGTGCCTGTTCACGCGCCGCCGCCAAGTCCTCCACGGCCTGTAGTTGCGCCGGTGTGGCGTTCGGGAACTGCCGCAACGCCTCCAAGCGCGCCTGCCGCCGCGCCGCCGCAAGGCGCTCCTCGGCGGTCGCGTTGCGGTCGGCGAGCGTCGCGCCGATGCGAAGGTTCTCGAAGTAGCGTTCGAACGCCTGCGCCTCCGCGCCAGCACGAGGATTCGCGTCCGGCCTCGTCGGGGTGGCGGGGCTCGCGGCAGGAGGCGTGTTGTAGGTGTTGATGCGTGCCTGCAACTCGTCGCGCATCCGGCGCATCGCCGGAAGGCCGGGGCTCTCGCGGCCGGTGTTCGTGCGGTTGGCTTCGAGGCGCTCGATCTCGGTGTTCAGGCGAGCGAGTTGTTCTGCCGCTCGCTGCAAATCCTCAGGGCTGCTGATTGGGCCGCCCGAATCTCTCAAAGACCGGCTCGCATTCGTGACCGCCGTTATGCCTCCTGCGAGAATCCGCAGCGCATCCGCCGCGAGTTGGATCAGGCCCGTATTCGCGAGCGCATCCAGAAACCCGTTCCACGCGCGCGTCATGGCCAGCGTAGCCTCGGCCCACGGGCCGAGGTTCTCGCGGTTCGCCTGATCCATGCGCTGCGACAGCGCGTCGATCACAAGACGCTGCGCCTCAAAAGCGTTTCCGGCCTCGTAGGCAGCCCTGATCTGCCTGCGCTGCGTCTCGGTGAAGGTGATGACCCGACCATCGAGGTCGGCAACGCCTTCCAGACCGCGCCGCAGCGCGTCAGCGAACACCTGCGTCGCTGCCGGAATGTCGGTCCCCGTCACGCGCGCGTAGCGGATCGTTGCCTCGGTGAGCGCGAGCAGCCCGCCCGGCCGAACGCCTGCGTCGATGAACGAGAGGATCGCCGTCCGGGCCTCGGAGAACGATGCTCCTGCGTCGCGCGCTCGGCGGGTGATCTCGTTCAACTGCTCCGGTGTCAGCCCCGTCGATTCAACACCGCCGAGAAGCGTGTTCCGGGCGGTGAAGTTCCGAAGCGAACTCTCTTGCTGAGCCAGACGATTGAGACCGAGCGTGACCGTGGCGATGGCCGCGCCGAGAGCCAGGAACGGCCCGGCGAAACGAACGATGCCGAGCATGATCGGCTGAATCTGGACGATCTGACCGGCTTGCTGCGCGAACGCCTGCATGACCGACGTTCCGCTCGCAAGCTGCGTGAACAGGTCGTTGACCTGAAACGCCAGGTTTTGCAGTTCGTAAGGCCGCAGCCCGAGGAAACTGATCGCGCCAGCACGCGATCCGCCGAACTGTGAATAGGCAACGTTCAATCGCCGGATGGATTCCGTGGTCGAGCGCGCGATCTCGGTCAGCGTGCGCTGCGCGTCACCGAGCTTTGCCGTGTTCACTTCCGCGCCGCGAAGCGACTCACGCAACACGCGCGCCCGCGTCACCTGATCGTTCAGAACCGCGCTGGCACGGCGAAAGGATTCCACCGCTGCATCCTGTCGTGCCTTGAGCGCAGCCTGCGCGGCGGCCCCATCGGCCGTCTGGTTCTTGAGGCGCTGTAGTTCCTCTCGCGTGCGAACGAACTCGGCACGCGCTGCCGCCACGGCGGCTGTCTGTTGACGGTAAGCGTCGATCTGCTTGGCTAGTTGCTGCGTCTGCGCCAGAACGCGGTTCAGCCCCAGAAGGGCGTCGTTGTAGTCCCCTACGGGCTTCTTTGCGTCGAGAATCGCCTGCGTGGTGATGCGCTGCGCTTCGGCCAAGTCGCGCAGCCTTGCGACATTCGCCGTTGCCGCAGACGGATCAATGGCCCGCTCTACCGCTTCCGCCGCGCCGGGCTGCGCGCTCGCACGCGCGCGCGCCGTGGTGACGACGGCGTTCTGTAGGCGTCCGTAAGCCCTGATCTGCTCCTCGATAGTGGCGACTACGGTAGCGCGACGAGCCTGTTCGCGTTCGGCTTCTTGAACCTGCTTGATGTTGGTCGCGTAGGCCGACATTGCGGCAGTCAACGCCTGCCGCGCCTGCAACGCGGCGATGTTCAACGCGGTGTTGCGTTCGGTTTGCCGGTTCAAATCTTCCAGCGGAATACCGGCTTTGGAGAGTGCGTTGCGGAGCGTGTCCACGGCAGCCTGATTCTGCGCGAGCGCAGTCGTCTGCGTGGCCACCCGACTGGTAAGGCGGGCGATGTTCTGTTCCTGCGTCGCCGTGAGGGCCACACCCTCTTTCAGTTTCGACTGGTATTCCGCCAGCTTGCGCTGCGCGAGATCGAGGTTGCGTTGCAGTTCGCCCGTCCGGTCAGACAGGCGCTTGAAAGCGTCGATGGCCTGCTGCTGATCGCGGATGGCTTCGCTAGCCCGCTTGAGACCTTCGAGCGTGCGACGGAGTTCGTCGATCCCGACCTTGCCCTGCGCGGCGGCGGTAGTCTGTTCCTTGATGCCGTCCGCGACGCGCTCGATCTCGCGCGCCACGTCCTTGAAGGTGCCGAGTCCCTGATCGCGGACGCGAACTGCGAGGTTGATATCGCGGTTAGCCATCGCGCAATTCCTTCAAGAACTTCTCGAGCACCTTACCGCCGCCGACTGCTTGAGCGATCACACTATGCAACATGATCGCTTCAAGCGCCACGGCCTCGCGCCTTCGTTCTCGCGCGAGCATGGCTTCGGCCCATACCATGCCCAGAGGGTAGTGCATCGCGTCAACGTGGCCCTCCGCGACAAGCAGGCTCGCGTCGCGACGGATGCCGAGGTAGATCAGGTCGCTGCGGCGTCGCTTCGCACCGGACGGCTCTGGACGCCCAGGCCGCTCATCATCCGGTCGAGCGACGCCAAGAAGTTTCCCAGGCCGCCACTCGCCTCGAACGTCATGCGCGCGATCTCGGTCAATGCCGTCACCTGCGCCGGAAACGGGAGAGACGCCGCAGCGTCTTTCGCGTCCGGTTCGTCGGCGGCGCAGGCGATCAGCGCCGCCGCCAGATCGGGAAGCCGCTGCACGAGTTCCAGGGCGAGGAAATTCATTCCAGCCCTGTCTGTTGCCTTCTCCTTGACGGAGGTGAACGCCGCGAACAGCGCCGCGAAGTCGTCGCTGTAGGCGTTGTAGAGCATCGAGAGGTCCGCGACAGTGATGCCGCGAAGCCTGATCGGGTCCGACCCCGCGACGTGGAGCGCATACGTCGCGGGGCGGTAGGAGCGGAGAGACATGCGCCGAGTTCCCTTCTACTCGACGCCGGTCAGCCGCCGACCGAGGACTGGACAGCCTGGACGATCATGCGAGGGGTCGTGCTGTCCAGCTTGAGAGCCTGGAAGTCGAAGTTCATCGTCTGCCACTCGTCGCCCTTGAGCGCGAAGTCCCCGTTCGCCATCAGCTTGACGTAGGGGAAGAAGTAGTTGCGCTGCTTGCCGACCGCGTTCTCCGAGATGAAGCGGAGTGCGCCGTAGATGGCGGTGTCGCCGTCCGTCACCGTGTAGTAGGTGTGCGCCGCCGCGCCGTAGGTGGCCCGGATCGCCGTTCCGCTCGGGATGGTCGAACCCGGCGGAATGTAGATGCGACCGTTCTCCGAATCCACCTCCCAGTTCGCGCCCGCGTTGGTCGGGATGGGGGTGCCAGGAGCCGCCACGGTCGCGATCTGCGACACCGTGACCTGCCGCAGCCCGGCCGGGCGATTGGCGGTGCGGCCGATCTGGTAGAACCGGCCCTGATTGACGGTGATGTCCTCCGTCGTGCCCCCGGCGACGAGGGCCTGATCGACCTTCGTCACGATGCCGGAGAAGAACAGGGCGATGTTGTCGGGCTTGATGTTGTCCGTCTGGAACGA